GCTGATGATCGCGGCTTGCGCCTGCGGCAGGCCTTGGCCCAGCGCGGCGAAGATCTGCGCGGGATGTTCGACCGGATCAAGGCTGGAATAATTTCGCGGAATAATCCAGTGGCGAAAATCGCGCCGGAGAACACCGATGTTCGCCAAGCCACTGCACCGCCGCCGGCCAAGCCTACCGCCGCGCCCCAGCCCCAGGTGGATGCGGGACAGCAGCGGGTTCCGGGTCCAGCGGATCCGGGCGAACGGTCGATGGCTGGTGAGCCTGCTGGGTCCTCGCCACGTCCGGCGCAACCCGCACCTGCGCCGGTTCCTGCGCCAGCTAGCCAGGACGGAGAGGCCGCGCCACAGGTAGACCGCAACGGCGGAACCGGCATGACCGAGGACCAGGCGGCGGCGCCCGTGGACGATGGCGTGCCGTTCAGCACCGACGTCAGCGCCTACAGCACCGAGCACGGCGCCATTGGAACCGGATCCATCATGCCGGCAAAGCCGCCGGCCGACGACAAGGGCGAGATCCGGCCCCTGCGCAAGCTGATCGAGGACCTGGCCGATTGGATCGGCGCAGCGACCTACACCCGCAACAAGGCGCGGCGCAAGGGATGGCTGGGCTACTATGATCCGGCGTCGTCCGCCGTGGTCATGCGGAAGTCCACCGACCTCAACACCTGGGCGCATGAGCTGTCCCACTGGCTGGACGACCGCTTCGGCGTCACCGAGGCCTTCCAATCGGACGACCTCACCGGCAAGCCGGACCTTGGCGATGGGCCATTGGACGCCGAACTGGCCAACTTCTGGGGCCTGGGCAGCAAGCCGCCCGGAAACCTGAGCCCGGCGGCAAAGGCCAACTACATTCGCGGCGAAGGCTTCGCGGAGTTCCTGCGCGCGTGGATGATCAACCCCGAGGCGGCCCGCCGCGCGGCGCCGCTCACCGCCGCCCATGTGCAAGCCACCGTCCCGGCCGATGTCCTGGAGCGCCTGCAATCGTTCGGCATGGACGTGCGACGCTTCTACCACGCGCCGGCATCCGAGAGCGCCAAGGCCAACATTCGAGGACTGGGCGACACCGGACCGACCCTACGCGAGCGCATGTGGTCCAGCCTGTTCCCACCCAAGGGGCGCGCGGCAGATCCCCTGCAATTCGGCGTCAAGGACTGGCTGCGGGTGCGCCTGACCAGCCGCCTGCATCCGCTCACCAAGGCCATCCGCTACGCCGGGAAGATCACCGGCCGCGCCGTGAACGCCACCCGCGCGGAAAGCCTCATCCGCGTACTGGCCGGCGTAAACGACAAGGTCCACGCCATCGCCAACAATGGCATGATCCGCGCCAAGTGGATCAAGGACGGTAAGATCCAGCGCGCGGACGGCGTGGGCGGCGGCATGGACTGGTTGCTTGGCTGGGCCAACACCGCGAACGAGGCCACGATGCGCAGCGACCTGCGCGCCCTGGACGTTTACCTGGTCAGCCAGAGCGTCGTGGAGCAGGCCGATAACATCGACAACGAGCGGGCCGACTTCGTGGCCGAGCAGATGAAGAAGATCGAGCAGGAGCACCAGGACCGCCTGATGACCCTGGAGGAAATGGCGGCCAAGGTCGAGGCCCAGGGCGAGCGCCGTAAGCGCCAGGTAGAGCGCCACACCGCCGGACGAATTGATGATGTCCGCACCGCCAGCGAGAAGGTGGCAGCGGGCGCCGACGCTGACGTGGCCGACATGATCGACCGTGGCAAGGCCAAGGACCGGCCGGCATCTGCCGCCCGTGCCCGCATGGCCAAGCGCGGCGATGCGCTCACCCGCTCTGTGCTCGACCTCTATGGCGCCATCGACGCCACCAGCGCCGACATCAACCGCGAGACGGAAACGCAGATCCGCCACATGCAGCAGCGGGTGGCCAACTGGTATCAGGCCAAGCTGATTCAGCTCGCCCGTGTATCCAATCGCATGGCCGCCCGTGACCGCCGGCGCAAGGCCAACCTGTCGGGCCAGGGCGGCGGGCTCATCGCCGACGATACGGCAGCCCGCAAGGCCCTGGACGAGATCATGGCCAACCCGGAGCTGCGCGCCCGGTTGGAGGAAGGGGCGAAACGCTACCGGGCATGGGCCATGGGCGTGCTGACCTACCTGCGCGACAAGGGCCGGATGTCGGCCGAGTCATTCCGCGACATCACGGCCAAGAACGTCAATTATGCGGCCATGAATCGCGTCATGGACGACACCGCCGGATTCCGCCCCATCGGTGGCGGCAAGGTGGGCGTGGCCAAGGAAACGGTCCACGGCCGAACCGGCAGCACCCGCACCATCGACAATCCGATGGCCAACCTGATGGAGAACACCGCCCGCAGCGTGGCAGAAGCTGACCGCAACGAGGCCATGCTTGCCGTGGTTGACCTGTTGCGGGAATCGCGCGGCATGCACGACGGCGAAGCAACGGATCTCGGCAGCGTGGCGCAGCGCGTAGACGGCCCGGGAGACGGCGCCGTCACGGTGTTCCGCAACGGGGAGCCGGAATACTGGAAGTTCAACGAGCACATCGAGGCCGCCATCAAGGGCATCACCGAGCAGTACAACCTGCCGGAGCCGCTGACGTTCCTGGCCAAGGTCCTGCGCGCTGGCGTCACCAATTCCCCAGACTTCGCCGTCCGTAACCGCATCCGTGACATATTCACGCGCCTGATCATCGGCCAGGTCAACCCCAAGACCGCAGCCGGCTGGCTCGCCCGATTGGCCAAGCAGGTCCCGGGCTTCAACCGCCTGGACGCCGAGCAAAAGGCCGTTGTGGAAATGTCGGGAAGCGCCTTCGCCGGCCACTACATGCGCGGGAAAGAGGACTGGCACAAGGCGCTCCAGTCTCGCGTGCGCGAGCTACGGAAGGACAAGAGCGTTATCGTCACCGGCCTGTCCGCGCTGCCGCGTGCCTACATGGGCATGGTCAGGTCCAGCGAGTTCAGCGGCCGGGCCGATGAATGGTGGGGCTTATTCAACCAGCTCCGCAAGGAAGGCGTGGACGAGGAAACGGCGGCGCTGATGGCGGCCCGTGGCGCCCGTGACCTGGTGGATTTCGCGGAGTCCGGCACCTGGATAGGCACGGCATCACAGATGGTCCCATTCCTCAACGCCGCCGTGCAGGGCGTTCGAGCTGGCGGCATCGCCCTGGGACGCGATCCCAAGGGCGTGCTGGCGCGCTGGGCCATCTTCGCCGCCATGCCGTCAATCGCCGCCTATGCGCTTGCCGCAGCCCGTGGCGATGACGACCGCGAGGAGTACGCGAACCTGCCGCCCTGGCGCCGCGACCTGTTCTGGAATATCAAGGTCGGCCCCGACACCTGGGTTGCGATCCCCAAGCCGTTCGAGCTGGGCGTGCTCGGGACCGGCGCCGAGCGCCTGGTACAGTCGGCCCACGACGCATCGCAGGGACGCGACCCGTCCAAGGCATTCGACGGAGCCGTTGGATCCATCGCCGGGGCACTGATCCCGGTAGACCACCGGTCGCTGATGGTCGCCTTCGCCCCGCTGGTCGAGGTGATGACCAACACCAACGCCTTCACCGGCAAGGCCATCGTCCCGGATTACGAGAAGCGCAAGCCGGTAGACCAGCGCGAGGGCGCGCAGTACGCCAGCCGCCTTGGGCACCTAGGCCAGTTCCTGAGCTTCGACAAAGCCGACCCGCGTCAGGTGGACCACCTGGTGCGCGGCATATTCGGATCGCTCGGCGGGCTAGCGACTGGCGTCAGCGACATCGGCCGCGACGACAAGGCCGGCCAGGTGTCGCGCATCGGCATGCAGATGTCCGGCGTGCTCAAGCGCGGAGCCGGCGACCAGCAGACCGAAGTCCAGGACATGATCGAGAATGAGCAGAAGGCGGGCCGCCCCAACGGCAAGGCCATCCAGCGTATCGCGGAAATGAAGCGTGGATTCTACCAGGCCGGGACCGGCAGCCAGCGCGACGCCATCGCCAAGTCCATGCGGGAATACGCCAGCGGTGAGGATCCACGGTTCCTGCTGGACCGGGCACTGTCGGCGGCCAACCAGCTTGCCGGCGCCATCGAGGACCTGGAGCCAGCGGCGCGGCCGGCGTTCATCAAGGCGCACGCCGACGAGCTGCGCATCCATGGCGCGCTTCGCGCCATCGGAAGCAGGCTAAACGCTATGCAGAAGCGCGGAATGAGCGACGCCGCCATGCGGGCAGAGGCCAAGGCAGCCCTGGACAAGATCAGGGCGCGGCCGAAGGGCGGCCAGGTTCTTGGAAGTGACTAGCCCGGTATTCGTCCCACTCGCCCAACAGCATGCCAATAAGCAGGCATTGCACCGCCAGCAGCAGGAGAATGGCGCCAGCGTCGAGCCAATCGCGGATCGCTGGTCCATGGCGTGAACGCGGATCATGGCCCCGTTGCATGATCAAACACTATTGCAAATCGGTCAACGATGGAGCGAAAACCGGGGGAACACCAAGGGAACACGCGGCGAAACATGATGAAACAATGCCAGGAAAGATGCGTGGAAATCGCTGGGAAATACAACAAAACAGAACCGGCGGAAACCATCTGGAACAGGGCGGATCGGATTATGAGTCCCCTGCTCTGACCGTTGAGCTATAGGCCCGTCAATTACTTACGACAAGGTTATGGGAACACGGGGGAACACCGGCGATTGCCTCAAGGGCCTTGCGCTGGCGGTCCTCCGTTGTGCGAGCGTAGACGTTGAGCAGCAGTGACGGGGTTCGGTGTCCCGTGATGCTGGCCACTGTTTTCGGATCGCCGGTGTTGCCCATCATGCGGGTGATGGCGTACCGCCGCAGATCGAGAACGCCAGCCCCACGGGCCGGGATCGCCTTCCCGTCCTTCCGCTCGCTGGCGATGGCATGGATCCACCAGGCGCTGAACTCCGACCCGCTGGCCCACGGCCTTCCCAGGTGGCCGACCAGGAACGGAGCACCGGGCGCTACGGCGGCGGCCAACGGCGACAGCAGCCCGGCCGTCACCGACAGGATGGGGTGCTCGTGGATGTCGCCGGACTTCACGCGCAGACGCAGCCACCCAGGCCTGGTTGTCAGCGCCTCGGGCGTGAGCAGGCGCAGGCTTTCGACGCGGTGCCCGTAGGTGGACACTAGGTGGCCTATGGCGGCATTGGCTGGGTGCCACTTCTCCGCCTTCGCCAGCAGCTCGTCGATGCGCGACTCCGTCAGCAGGTTCTGCGGTTGCCGTCGCGGCGGGCGTGGTCGCATGGCCGGGATCAGGCGCTGGTCGATGCGTTGGCCGTTGTCGGAGGCGAACCGCAGCAGCGCCCGCAGCAGGCGTCGCTGGTGGATCTTGAGCACCGGCGCCACGTCCATGCCGACGTCCGCCGCACACTTCCATCCGTGATCATCGCCCAGGGCGAGCAGCACACGCGACGCCTTCGCGCGGTGATCGGCCGTGGCGTCTGGCCTGGACGAGCAGTAGCGAGCGACCAGCTCGGGCCAGAGGATGGTGGTATATCCATCGTGCGGAGACGCGGCGGCAATCTTGAGGTTCAGCTCGCGGCAGAACGATTCCGCGTCCAGGCTGCGCCGAAATCCTTTGGTGTTGTTCTTCGCGCCACGGCCGCCCAGGCGCCAGCGTACAACCCAGCGTTTGCCCTTGCGGTGGACGGAGGCCATCAATTACCGCTAGGGCCTGTGTTGATATGGGCGCAAGAACTCGCCGGAATAGCTGTCGAAAATTAGCGAGGATCCGGAAAACGTGTGCCACCTGTTCGTGCGCGCATAAAAATCAATTATAAATGCGATTGCGCCCGTAATTAGGCACGCCGACAGGACCATCAGCGCCGCCGTTCTCATGTTCCCTTCACCGCCTGCCGTTGGTCGTCGCTGGACTCGTGGCCGATCAGATCCTCCGTCTTCGCGCGTAGTGGATGCGCGGCCCGGTGCCATAGCAAGGCGGCGCCGGTGACGACGTGCGGCCCTAGGCCGATCGAGAACAGCACATGCACGAGCACGGGATACGGGGGGAGTGAATCACTCGACCAGAGGGCCAGTGTGGCGTTATAATCGACGCCATATGGAACCGGAAACACGGCGTCTATGCATGCCTTTTCCAGATCATAGCGTTCGATTTGGTCCGCGATGTCATGTAGCCAATCCATCAGCGCCCGGCGGGCCTCGGTCGGCGTCGGCAGCGCGTGAAATTTGGTGCCGCTCGGGTCGATCTTGAACCGCGTGGCGATGTCCATCATGCCCCAGGCGGCGCCGGCATTCAGCTCCATCAGGCGGGCGTCTACGCATGGTCGCATTCCATCCGGGCGCTGCACGGTGGCGGCAAAGCGGACGATATGGCTTGACCCGTCGTCGTTCATGGCGCGCGAATCTTTTTTGGCTTTTTAAGCGCCCACGACTCAGGGATGGGCGGAGGCCTTGCTGCCGCGCACGGCTTGTTGTCCATGCGCCACATCAGGGCGTCTATCTTGGATTCCATCCTGCGCATCGCCTCCAGCAGGCGGTCGTTGCTCGCCGCCTCACCATCCACCTTCGGTGCCAGCGGGACCGGCGGGATGGGTATGGTCGGCACAGCGGCGGCCACGGCGCGGGTGTGGTCGGCCCACCAGGGGGGGGCAAGGCCCTCTGCCAGCCATTCCACCGGCACATTCAACGCGGCAGAAAACGCCGGCCAATACTTCCCGCCATCGCGGCTGCCGGCTAGTATTAAATTTAAATATTGACGTGAAATGCCGCATGATTTTGCGAGTGCCGCCGGCTGCAATCCGGCAGCCTCTATGGCTCTGCGAAGGCGGGTAGCGCGGGTTTCCACGCTGTGACCCTATCTGTTTACAATTGTTAATCAAATGGCAGTTGACATATGTTTCCACGTTGATATACATCTGTCGCATGAGCACAGCGCAGTTACCAGCCCCACGCGCCGCCCGTGAAAAGGCTGGCCTCCGTCAGGTCGATGTCGCCAGCAAGGCCGGCGTCTCAGTCCAGACGGTGATCCGTTGCGAGAACGGCAACAGATACCCGAGGCAGGAGGCGGCACGCCGCGCCTACCTCGCGGCGCTCGGCCTTTCCGCCTGATCCACACCGCCGCCCAAAGGAGGCAGCCATGAATACCGTGAACGGTTGGCTCACCACGACGCAGGCAACGAGGGTAATGGGCGGCATCAGCCGCCAGACCCTGTGGCGCTGGGCGCATGCCGGCGTCATACCCAAAAGGGCCATCATCCAGATCGGGACGCGCGTGCGCATCGCCGCCTGGTGGGCGCAGCAGCGTGGGGCATCCCATGTCTAACCACGTCCAATCCCGCGTATCGGTCACAGGTTGCGAGGGCCGTCACCCTCTCCCGTCAACCGTCACCTGGGCCGACCAGGACGCGGCCACGCAGAAGTGGCGGCGCGCGCTTCGTCACTACCGGCAGCAGCAGGCTTTCCTGATCCTGGTCGGAGCCTACGGCCTGGCCCTGTGGCTCCTGGCCAGCCTGTGCGTGGCCTGCTTCATCGTGCCGGCCGCTCCGGAGGCGGGTCTGTCCGGTCTGCTGGCCATGTGCTTCGTCGCGCTGGCCCTCATCCAGACCTGGCGCCACCACTGGCGCAAGTTGGTCACGACAGAACACGACGCGTGGCGGAATAAGGGGCGGCTATGAGCGCCACCGCCTGCCCCATCGCCGCCAGCCTGTCCAGCCACCTGCGCGACATTGACCGCGCCGATGCTAACGCCGCCGAATCAAAGCAGATTTACGACGAAAAGCTGGCCGATCTGCTGGACAACTGCACGGTGGTGACGCGCTTTGGCCAGCGTGACGTTCATGAACTGATGGTGGACGGCGAGCTACAGGACGACTGCTACGCTGATGAATGCCAGGACCTGCGCGCCTGGGTTATCAAAAACCTTGAGCCCATCGCTGACGCTCGTACAGCCGCCGAGTTTGACCGGCGGAAGTACAACGGCGACCTTTAACAACCGCCTCCCGCCGCCAAGGAACGGCGGGGCGAACGCACTCGGGTATCCGGCCCTCTCCTTCTGCGGACCACGGCGCAGTAAACCGGATCGTGGACTTTCAACCAGCGGCTCAAGGAGGCCGCAAAAATGAGCAACCAAGTCACCACCACCGCACCAACCGGCAACGGGTTCGCCCTCGCCGCCGTTCCTGCCAACCCGTCCGAAGCCTTCGCACTCTGCGAGCGCCTGGCCAAGTCTGAGCTGGTGCCCAAGGGGTTCCAGGGAAAGCCAAACGACATTTTCGTTGCCGGCATGATGGGCAGCCGCCTCGGCCTGGACCTGTTCAGCAGCCTCTCTGGCATCGCTGTGGTCAACGGTCGAGCCACACTCTGGGGCGATTCGATGTTGGCCGTCTGCCAGTCGCGCAGCGATTGGGGCGGTATGACAGTTTCTTTCGCTGACGAGGACAAGGACCCGACTTGCATTGTCACCGTCACCCGCAACGGCATGCCACCCTACTCGGCTCAGTTCTCCATGAGCGACGCCAAGCGCGCCGGCCTGTCCGGAAAGGCTGGCCCGTGGACGCAGTACCCGCGCCGCATGCTGGAATTGCGCGCCCGCGCCTTCGCCCTGCGCGGCGCATTCGCTGACGCATTGTCCGGCTTCCATGCCCGCGAGGAAATGGATGACGTGGTGGACGTGACGGCAAGCGCCACCGTCCACACCGATCCCAAGCCGGCCAAGCGCCGCACGGTAAAGCCTGACGACTCCACGCACAGTGGCATCACCAGCCAGGGAACGGCAAATGCCCATGGCCGCGAGACTGCCGAGGACCGCGCGGAGGACGCCGCTCAATTTAGCGACCAGAATACCGAGGCGGAAAAGACGACCGCTGAAAAGGACGTGAGCGTCGAACGCTGCACGGCCGATTTTGCCCGCCTGTGGAAGCTGTCAGAGGCTGGCAAGGCTGTTGCCAAAAAGATCCAGGCCAGTTGGAGGCTGGAGAAGATTGCCGACCTGGCCGGCTCCAGCGACGACGACCGCGAAGCGTTCCTGATGGAAGTTGGCGAGGCCCTGGCCGCGATGGAAGGGGCGTGAACCGTGAGCCCGCTTGCCGTAACCCATCAAATTACAGCCCCGCTCCAGGTGATCCCTGACGATCTTGGAAACCGCGCCAACAATTTAGCCATTGCCATTAATGTGCTGAAGATCACCGACACGCTGACGTATCAGACGGGAAACCGCCTGCTGACCGAGGCGCATACCGCGCTGAAGGAGTTGGAAGCCGCCAGGGTGAAGCTCAAGAAGCCGATCACCGACTTGGGCAAGGCCATTGATGGAGTGGTTGCCGGCGTTGCCGATCCGCTGGAGAAGGCCAAGCGGTCAATGCAGGGCATGGTTGCCGCCTATGACCGCGCCCAGCGTGAAGCGTTAGAGAAGGCCCAGCGTGAGGCCGAGGAGAAGATCCGCCAGGAGCGCGAGGCGGCAGAGAAGGAGCGCGCACGCCTCCAGGCCATCGCTGATGCAGAGCACGCTGCCAAGGTTGCGGATGCCAAGGCAAAAGCCGACGCCGAGGCCAAGGAGCTGGAGGAAATACTAGGCAAGCCGGTAGAGTCCACGCCCGTTCAGGTGGCGCCGGCCACGGTTGTCGCTGCCGCAGCCCCAACCACGGTTATCCCTGTTGCAGCACCGCTTCCCAAGGCTGTGGCACAGGTCGTCCAGGTTCCCGTGCTGACGGTGACCGATCCGGCCGCTCTGGCTGCGTTCCTGGTCGCCCAGGGCCGCGCCGATCTGGTTGAGTTCAAGATGCGCGACATCAAGGCCATGCACGACGCTGGAGTTCCTGTTGCTGGCGTCGCCATTGTGATGCGGGACCAGACCCGCATGGCGCGGGGTGTGGCGTGATCTTAACCCAATCCATTATCGACATGGCGGAGAGGTTCCGCCGCCCGTCGAACATCAGCCGCATCTCCGAGTGCAACGGCCAGCCGTTCATGGCTGCCGCCGTCACGCTTGACGATGGCGAGCAGAAATCGGCACCAGAGGCGGACCTGGGCAATGCGGTGCATGCCGCTGTCCAGGAGGGGGCAAATTACGCCCTGACCGTCACCGAGGGGAATTGGACAGCAGCCGCCAACATGGCGTGCGACAAGGCCACGGCGCAGGGCATGGATTCCTGGTCGGTCCACTGCATCCGCACTACCCTTGAGTTCTATTCTGGCCTTATCGCCAAGTACGGCATCGACCAGGACAACATCCTGGTTGAGCACCAGATGGACATGGCCAGCGCTGGGTTCAAGCGCAATGGAACGTCTGACCTTGTGCTTGTGATCCCGTTTAAGCTGGTGGTCATCGTTGACCTGAAGGCCGGATTTGTGGACCAGGGCGACGCCGAGGACCACGACCAGATGGCCACCTATGCAGCCGCTGCCGCGTCCACGTTCAAGGCCAAGAAGGTGGTCGTCTACCTGTGGCAGCCTAGAGCGGAGCGCGACCGCCGCATCACCGCTGCCGAGTTCGACGCGGACAACCTCCGCGCCACCCTGGCATGGTCGAGTTCAGTTCTCGACCGCAGCCGCCAGACAAATGCCGAGCTGAAAGCCGGCTTCAATCAATGCTCCACCTGCCCGGCCCTGCGTCGGTGCCCTGTTGCAAGGAAGCTCATCATGGACACCCAGGAAGCCCTAGCCGTTCTCGGAACCCCCACTGATCCAGAATCCTGGGGCGATGCCATCGGATCCGCCAAGCTGGCCGAGAAGTGGGCCGAGACCTGGAAGGATGCCGGCAAGGCGCACATGATGGCTGGTGGTTTGGTTATTGGGTTCAAGTTGGGAGCTGGCCGCAGCATCGAATCGGTAGCCAGCGTCCCCGAGGCCATGGCAAAGCTGCGCGAGGCTGGCCTGGAGGCTGATGGGCTGGAGGCAGCGTCCATCAGCGCCAGCAAACTGACGCCTGCCGCCCGCGCTGTCATTGAAAGCCACATCACAACCAAGGTCAGCGCGCCAAGCCTGGTCGCGGATAAGCGCTCCAAGCCATGACCACCGCCACCATCGCAGAACCAACATTCATCCGCGCGATCGACGGCGAGCGCCTGGGGAAACAACTTGGCGCCACTGTAATCATCATGGCATCGGGCCGGTGGCTGACCCTGGCCGAGATCAGCGCCGCAATCCATGAGGCCTTTCCGTCAATCCACGCGCCCGAGGCCAGCGTTTCCGCCCGCCTGCGCCAGATGCGGACGCTCCGCTGGACCATCAACCGCCGCAGGCGCTGGGTGTGGGTGGGCGATCCCAAGGCGGGGCTGTGGGAGTATCAGGCGGTGATGCCGTGACAATTATTCAATCTATCTATGGCCCAAACGTTGAAATGGTCAATCAACGCAAGAAGGAATTGGGCAAGTTGGCGCTCATAAAGATAGCCAGAAAAATAGAGTTCAGCGCATCATCTTGCGCATCTTACGAGAGCATTCCTATGGGTGATTACCCTGAAACCATGGTAGCGGTTGCAAACCTGTACCGGCAAGCGGCAAATGAAGCGGTGATGCCATGAAAGAGCGCCCAATTTTATTTAGCGGCGCGATGGTCTGCGCCTTACTCAACGGCACCAAGACGCAGACGCGGCGGATCGTGAAGCCGCGTGGCGATGTTACCGTGGCCGATCTAGTCGCATGTGGACGTTGCCCCTACGGCCAGCCCGGCGACCGGCTGTGGGTTAAGGAAACATGGCGCACCGATAAGAGACTTGACGATAAAGCCCCCTCTAAGTTTAGCGGATGGCCAGTTAGATATATATCCGACGATAAAGTATTGATGCACGGCGCGTTCTATGGAGCAACAAACGGGAAAACACGCGTTAGCATCCACATGCCCCGCTGGGCGTCGCGCATCACCCTGGAAATCACCGGCGTCCGCGTCGAGCGGTTGAAGGACATCAGCGAGGCGGATGCAAAGGCCGAAGGCGTAAGCGCGTCGGCGCTTGTCGAAATGAAAGACGGCAGCCCGTGCTATTCTGCGGAATACCGCGACTTATGGGAGCGAATTAACGGCATCGGCTCATGGGAAAAAAATCCGTGGGTGTGGGTGATCGAATTTAAGCAGGTGAAGCCATGAACATGTCCGCCGCCACTTACGGCCGTGGCTACACCGCCCCCGAGCTTCGCCCTGACCAAATGGCCGTCCGATTCGCTGGCGCCTCCCGCTGCGTGTCGTGCCACGCCAATGGGACTTTCTCGTATTTCCATGAGCGCATCGGCGCGTGGATCACCAATGATTGCACCGTCCCGCAGGAAGTCCTGGACGGACTGGCCGCCGATGAACGCAACCGCGTGATGCGCCACATGACGGCGGCGGGCGTGGTGGCGGCATGAAAAAGAAACCGTCCAAATACCGCACCTGCGCGGCCTGCCAGTGGTCATATCCGGCTAACGGCGGCAAGACCAAATGCGCGCGCCGCATCGTTAAAATGGCTGATGCTGGAGTCGCGCCGGTTGTCGATGAGCCGTGCGCGTTTTGGAAGGAGCGCAAATGATCACGCTCAACCTTGAAGGATTTGAAGTCCCATCACAAAACGTCACCATGCGCCAGCATTGGGCAAAAACCGCAAAAATGAACACGCGGCTACTGATGACCATTAAATGCATGATCAAGGAAAGCCACAAGGTCAGCGCAGAGCATCCGATAAAGCGCCATGTGAAAATCATCGCATATCGGAAGCGGTTTATCAGCGACAACTCCAATCTGGTCGGAGGTTGCAAAGGGCTGATCGACGCCATCAAGCGGGCCGGGCTGCTGGTGGACGATTCCGACCAGTGGATGCGCGCGGAATACTGGCAGTCGAAAGCGTCCGAGTCGCCTACCGGCAAACCTTACACCACCATCATCATCACCAACGAGGAATAACCATGAACATCAACAAAACCCAGCTTTCCGTCAGCCTGCGGGACAAGATGGACGATACGATGCCCCTTGTCGTTCGCGCCTTGACCGATGCCGCCGAGCATCAGCGCGGCGCTTGCGTGACCATCAAGATCAAGGTCAAGCACGATAAAAAAGAATCCCGGCATGATAAACCTGATTGCGTCGGCCAAGTGCAAGTCGCCTAAGGGCCGCAAGGTGGACCTGTCCGGCGATACTGATGATGATTTGCTGATGTCGTTCCAGTCTGGCGAGGCGCAGTGGCAGCAGAAAATCGACGGAACAGAGGAATGAGCAAGGAACTGCAAATGCGTGCCCGTGAACTTTTCTCGCTGATGCAGCACGGATGCACTGATGGCCATTGCAAGATGCGCCCACGAAAAGGAAGCATGCACACAAATGGCGGATGCCGGTGCGTTGGCACTCTGGCCGACCTTGCGCTGGATGTCGCCAGCGAGGCTGACAAGTGCCGCCGTGGCAGCGGGAATAGCATCGAAGGGTATATTTTATGACCGCCTGCACCTGGAAAACCTACGGCAGCATGCAGACCGGCTTTGCTCCATGCGCCAGTGTTTATTGGCACCTGTCCACGGCATACAATTTCTGCCCATTTTGCGGCCAACCATTGAAGATCATTCATTCCCCGCCGAATGTCACCAATGGATCCGTGATCGAAATAGTCACCACTATTCCAGGAAATGAAACAAGGCCATGACCACGAATCCAGCGCCCTACGGATACTTTCCCGGCACAGGGATCCCGCGCAAGAAGCCGGTGCCAGAGCATGACGGACGTGGCGTGTGCAAATTCTGCGGCGCTACCGGCCTGGTGTGGGAGAAGCGCGGCGGGTGGATGCTGTGCGAAGTCGGCGGGAAGGTTCACCAATGCAGGAAGGACAAGCCATGAGCGAAGACACCATATTCACCGAATGTCACTTCGATGGACCGGCACCAGGTGGATCCTGGAGCGATGTTATGCGCGGTCCTATCGTACGGAACCTGTACATCAGAGACGCTGCCTATGAGCCGAAGGACATGGCAGAGTTGCGAGCGGAACTAGCCGACTGCAAGGCCCGCTTGCACACGGCCGAGGAACACGCTCGCAGCACCGAGAACTCGCGCGAATACTGGATGCACGCGGCACTAGGGCGCGAGACTGAAGGAGACGAGCGCGACGCGGAATTGCACGCGCTTGGCACTGAGCTTTCCGACCTCAAATCCCGCATGCACACGATGAGCCAAGAACTGGTTAATGCACGCGACAAGGCCGCAGGTGCCGAATTAGAGCGCGCAGGGTGGCAGATGTCATGCGAGGCAGACCGCGCCGTTTACAAGGATGATCGGAAGTATATCGATGAATTGCGTGCCAAAGTCGAGTCGCTGACGCGGGAGCGGGATGTGTTCCGTGACCGACTCAATGAACAGATCGCGGTGGTGGAAAAGGAAAACGCACGCCTAGGTGCTATCCCACAGATGCCGAAACCGACAACGCCGGAAGACGCTATCCGGATTATGCGTGATTGGTTCCGTATTTACCACGCTGCTGAGTCGCAAGTTGAGGACTACATATCAACGGACTGCGATAGATTTATCAAAGAGATACAGGAACTCCGCGCCCAGGTCGCCACGCTGACGCGGGAGCTTGCTGAATACAGGGACGCTGAGCAGCGCCACAAGGACACCTTGGATGGCCATGAAGAATATGAGGAGGACATGAAATGATCGCGTGCGAATCATGCATGTCTCTGCAAAATAGCGGAAGCATCAAGAAATGCCCGACGTGCGGCGCGGACCTGATCCATGTTGTTCGCATGGAGAAGTATCAATATGCACTGAAAGAGCGTGACGCTGCCATCGAGCGCGAGACTACGGCAAGAGACCAATTATCGTCCGATATGTGCGCTTTGCAGGAAGTAGCCTCCCACTTTTCACGTTTAACCCCGAAGGGCCGAACCATGAGCGACGATTTCAACCACTATTATGATGCGACCCAGCGGCTCACCGCCGAATGCGACGCCCTCCGCGCCCAAGTCGAGGCGCTGACGCGGGAGCTTGAGAAGCGGAAGGCTGGACCTATTGGATACGGAATTGAGCACCTGCGAATCATTTTGGCTCGCACTCAAGATGGAGAAGGCGCTGTCGAATTGCTGAATGGAATAGTTGGGCAGGCAATCGACCAGCGCGACGAAGCACGGGCGAAGCTGTCCGAGACTGAGGACGAGGCGGCCCGCCAGCACCACTATATTGGTGTGCTTGAGCGCGATTTTGAGCGGGTGAAGGCTCACGCCGACCGAGCCATCACGCGGCTGGAGGAGGTTGAAAAGGAACGCGACGCCCTCGCCGCTGCGCTGCGGGAGGCCGTGTCTTTGCTTCCTGTCATCGAAGAAGGTGAGCATGGAATATGTGGGCTAACTGTTACTGGAACGGTTCTTTATCGGTTCGTCCAAAAAGCGCGTGCCATGCTGGGCGAGAAGGGCGGTGCGTGATGCTGCCCGCCTTCCTGATCTTCATCCTGCCTGTCATCATCGGCACCCTGTCGCTCGGAATACTGCTCCTGGTGGAGCGGTGGGGGAAGAAATGAGCGAAAAAACATTCCTGCTACTGCGTATGGTAATCGTGTGGTCCGGTACAATCGGCACCATACTTGCCATTGCGCATTGCTTTGGGGCAAGGCAATGATCGGCGCCCAGCGATCCATCACATCCGGCGATGTGAAGGCCCGCCTACGAGAGCGGTATGCATTAAAGGACGGGTGGATCACCATGGACGAGGTGACTCCGCCGAAGTGCGACAGGCGATTTGATATGCTCGCCATCATGGGCTGGCAATCGCGTGGCCATGAAGTCATGGGCTTTGAAGTGAAGGTAAGCCGTGGTGATTGGCTGGCTGAACTGAAAGACCCTGCGAAGGCCGAACCGCTGGTGCGCCTGTGCTCGCGCTGGTGGATCGCTGCACCGCCTGATGTTGTGCGTGTCGATGAGCTTCCGCCATCCTGGGGCCTCCTGGTCATTCACCCGGAGCAGATTAGGACAGTGAAGCAGGCGCCCACCCTGGAGCCGGAGGCGTGGTCTGATGCCATCTGGCGCTGCATGCTCCTGCGCTGCGCCACCAGGGAGGCCCGGACGCCTGACGACCCAGCCAAAGCGAGAACGGAAGGCGCCCGCGAGTCCAGAGAGGCCAGCGAGAGCGCGTGGAAACGAGAGCTTGACCGCGAGCGTTCAAGAATCACAGAGCTTGAAGGAATAATCAGGCAGGCAGAGCAGGCAACTGGCGTCAACCTGGGCCGCTGGTGCAACTACCATGCCTTGGGTGAGGCAATGCAATTCCTGCGTGATGGACGCACCGATGAAATGGTCCGCAGGATCGAACGTGACGCACACATGATGAGAGAGGCCGCGCTACGGATGCGGATGGCGGTGCGCGGATTGAAAGAGAAGGCGGCAGCGTCTTCGGTGGTGGCGTCGTGACCTGCACCGCCGCCCAGCCCGGCCTCTACTGCTCCGAATGCCGGGCTGTCAACCTTTTTTCATCCAAGGAAGTTAGAGAAAAATGAAGGCTTTACGAATTGTCGGCTGGACACGCTACCTGCACGCAGATTGCAAGCGAGGTGCAAGCAAGGTGCTTGCAGATGGCACGCATACCTCCGGGCCTCTCGCATGGGTCAAGTGTCCGACCTCCCACACCGGCCTTGGCTTCCTTGACCTGATGGACCATCCGGACGGCATGGCGCACTTCGGAGCGTGGGTGCTGATCCTGGAGACGGCTGCCAGGTGCCCCGTCCACGGCACCCTGATAACCGATGGCGGAAGACCACTTGGGGCGCGTGAATTGGCCTTAAAAACCAGGGGAAACGCCGATATTTTCGCAGCGGCAATTTCACGCCTGCTGGCCATCGGATGGCTGGAAGAAGTGGAAATGCAAGACACATGCAAGCAGGTTGCAAGCAGGTTGCAAGCAGGTTGCAAGCAAGTGACCCGCCCAGAGGAGAGGAGAGGAGAGGAGATAAGAGAAGATAACATAACAACAACGCGAGCGCGCGACGGCGGAGTTGTTGAAGTTGATCCAGACAAAGACGAAGACGACCCGGCGGCAGTCCTGGCACCACAGCCACCACCAGCACCCGCCAAGCCCCCGGTCTGCTTTGGTGATTGGGTGATGAACGGTCACAACCGCATCGCCATGCCGTTCGTGGGCTGGGTGCTGGAAACCATCACGCACCCGCACTTTGGCCCGGAGCCGGTGCGGTGCTTCTCCATACATATGACGGTGAAATGATGGGCCGCCCCGACTACGCCCAGCAGATGCTTCCAGGCCTCGACCTGTCGTGGCTGTCGGAATGCGCCAACGTTCTTCTCGACTGCGACGACGAAATCGAGCACATGGCGAAGCTCGCCGGCAATGACGACCTGTCCGAGCTGAAAACGGCCCTCGACGACATCCACCAGAAGATGATCGAGGCTGGACGCATCGCCGTGGCGCTGTGCCGAAAGCACAAGGTCAATGGTCACATCGTCGGCGATACCAGGCGCGACGGGCAGCGGCAAATGGCGAAGATGAGCGAGACGGAATCCCCGGAAACACCCGCGCGGATTATTCCGCAGAATTATTCCGAGGGGCGGCTGTGACGCAGACCAGCCTTCTCGATGGCGTCGGCGTCTGCTGGCGGGCGATACCGGCCGAGGACGCAAACCGCGCGCTCGTTGCATGGGAGCACAAGATGGGCGCCATTCGCCGCCCGTGCTTCGCTGATGTGGGCACACATGGGCTGCTTCACGATGGCCGGCTGGTGGCCGTTGCCTGCACCGCCGGGCTGATCCAGCCGACCGTGGCCGGCGCCGCATGGCTGACCAGGGAGAACGCGGTCGAGCTGGCGCGGCTCTGCGCCGAGCGGCCGGGCCTATGCCGGGTGGCGCTTCGCCTGTGGCGTGAGTTCACCTGGCCGACCTTCGGCCGCGCCTACGCCGTCAGCTACCAGGATGCCGAACTGCACACCGGCAACGTCTACCGCTTCGACGGCTGGCAGCGGGTCAGCTATTCAGCCTCCGGGACCGACACCAGAAGCGGTCGCCCTGGGCGGAAGAAATGGGTCTGGGTCTGGCCACCGCGCGCCGAGGCGACGCCATGACCGTCACCACCGCCCAGCCCGGCAGCGAGTGCAGCGAATGCCACAAGGCAGGCCGCTACGTCGACGCGCGCCGGACGATAGTCGATGACCGCGGAAACCGGACGCACCTGTGCACGAATCATGCAGCCGCCGAAATTCACCGGCACAACCTCTACGATTTCACGATGAACCCGACCGGAAAGAAGTGACACCGATGCCTGACGACCGACTCCCACCGCCGCCCGTCCCCTTCGATTGCGACCTGCGCGACCTGCAATGGATGCCGCTCGACGTCGTCCGCCTGCGCGACAGCGAGCTGGCCGCCACCCCCGACGCCGAAGTGTTCCGGGTTTCCGTCCTGTCCTGGTGCGTGTCCTGGCACCAGATCCCAGCCGCCAGCCTGCCGGATGACGACGCATCCCTCGCTCGCCTGCTGGGCTTCGGCCGCGACGTCGCCACATGGAAGCAGATCCGCGCCGCTGGTGGCCTCCGGGGATGGGTCAAGCACAGCGACGGCAGGCTGTACCACCAGGTGGTAGCGGAGAAGGCTGTCGAGGCATCCGGGCAGAAGCAGCGTGCCAAGGCCAAGCGTGAAAAGGACGCCGACAGGCTGCACCGGTGGCGCTTGAAGCATGGCGAAACGGCCGACGAAACGGGCGGGGAAACAGGCGGAACAACGCATGATGAAACGCGTTTCGCAACGCGTGATGAAACGCGTTTCGTCGCTACGACGTCGCAGAGAGACCAGACAGGACCAGACCGGACCTTACCTGACCTTACCTTACCGTATAAGAATACAGCGCCGCCGCCGCCGGTTTCAGTGCAGCCGGGAAACGAAGGCACGGCGACGGCGACGGCGGCCCATGTCCGTACCAATGTCCCCAAGCGGATCCCCACGGGACCCGATCCGCATCTGGTTGCCAGCGCCGTGCAATCTGGCGACCTGCACGCCCTGATCTCCCTGTGGGGGGCTGGAAGCCCGGTGGAGTGGGCAAGGGACTTCCCGGGCGTGAGCCTGGCCCAGATCGCAACCCTCCTGGCCTGGAAGACGGCGAAACGGGCCCCGATCAGGCACGCGAGCGGCGGAAGGGCGGCCCGGGACGAATTCGCGGCCCTGGACGCCCAGGAACGCCGGGAATGGGCCTCCTACGCCGTCACCCGGTACAACCTGCCCATCGCGCAGGCTGGCGGTGCGGCATGAGCGACCACATGGCCGTGGCCATCCGCGCCGTCCACCAGCTCGACCTCCAGACCCACGCCTACCAGGAGGACCACGACGTCCAGCGCATCGCCGTGGCCCGTAGCCTGGCCGCCCGGCTGTTCCTGGCCCTCGACCGTGAGGCCAAGGCCATCGGGATAGGCGACGAGATCGAGCAGGCCCGCACCCTGGCCAAGCGCAGGAGAACCGCATGAACAAAAAACTCACACCAGCACAGATCCGACGCAGGGCGTTTGCCGAGCATGTGGCGGCGGGGATGAGCGCCACAGAGGCGTACATACGAGCGGGTTACAATTCTAAAGGGCACGCGGCTGAATCAGCAGCATCAACCTTATTGAGAAACGTTGAGGTTCAAGAAATCATTAGATCAGCCGCTGAGAAAGCGAGCAAGGGGCGCATCATCACCGCCCAGCGCCGCCGCGAGATCCTGTCCGAGATAGCCGAGGGGGTGACGGCAGCGGTAGCGAAGGGGCCGATGGGCGAAACATCGAGGGGGCCGCTTCAATCTGAACGGGTGGCGGCCATCAAGCACCTGGACGAACTCGACGGCCTGATACGCCAGAAGGTCGAGCACAGCGGGCCGAATGGGGCGCCGATTGGTGCGGTGCTGGCGACGGTGGATGAATCGACCATCAGGGCGCGCATCGCCGAGCTGGCGAAGCGCAAAACCAAATAACCAACAACAACGGGCAATGCCCGGGAGAGAAAATGACCAGCCCCATCATGCGCTATTTCACGTTCGAGCACCTGCCGGCCAAGCTGCGCACGGTTTTCATGCCGTTCGGTCTACTGGCCGCCCAACTGGACGGAATGCTTCCCGATGGCCCGGAGAAGTCGGTTGCGCTCCGAAAGCTGCTGGAGGGGAAGGATGCCGCCGTGCGTTCCGCCCTTGATGCCACCGAGCTGCGCGCCGATGTGCCGGTGATGCTGCCGGCCTTCGCCGAGGTGGCCGCCCGTATCGCCCATGAGGTCAACCGCGCTTACTGCCGGAGCATCGGCGATCACAGTCAGCCGCCCTGGGATGAGGCGCCGGACTGGCAGCGTTCCAGCGCCATCAAGGGCGTTCAGTTCCACATGGACAATCCCCTGGCCAGCCCCGAGGCGAGCCACGCATCATGGCTGGCGCAGAAGCTGGCAGAGGGGTGGAAGTGGGGCCCGGTTAAGGACGCGGACAGGAAGGAACACCCCTGCTGCGTCCCGTACCTGGAGCTGCCCACCGAGCAGCGCTCCAAGGACTACCTGTTCCGCGCCGTAATCCACGCCCTGCGCGGCGGTGCCAAATGAGCGACGCCACCGACCCCCGTTTCCCCGGATTCGACGACCACCACCAGATGCGCCGCAGCGACAAGCCGGCCGCGCCGCTGGACCCCCACAAGCAAGCGCCCAAGGAGATCAAAGACACCGTTTGGGAAATCGTCCAGGGCCGGGCGCCCACGGTGCAGGATGACCCCGACACCGTGACCGTGCCCAAGGAATACGTCCAGGCTATTGCCTGGCACGCGACGCGGGAACTCAAGCGGCGCGGCTGCCTCAAGGGCTTCTCTGTGAAAGTGGACCCCGATGTCCCGCAAGTGTTCCTGACCTGGGAGCGCCCCAGCGGTATCGTCACCGCCGATGGCAACGCCTACCAGCAGGCCACCGACTGCCTGTCGGCGTTCGTCCAGAACCGTCCGCCGGAGCATGTTGGGTCGGAGGCGGTTGATGCGTTCATCACGCGCCTGGAGGCGTCGCTCAATCCATGAGCCCATTCATATGCGACGGATGCGGAAAGCAGGAAGACGCGAAAACGCTTCCCAAAGGGTGGGTAGTGACAGCGCATGGCCATGTGAAACCGCTTAAATTCACAAGAAGAATTGATATTAAAAAAATAAGAGACTTGCCGCCTTTAACCTATAAACGCTGGTGCGAGAAGTGTAAGGGCAAGCCGGCGGCAACGGGGCTGATCGACTAATGGCCGCCCTGGCCGACATCGATGCGGTGGAGCTGCTGATGCTCCAGGACGAGCTGTGCCGGCGCTCGCTGGCCGATCACGTCCAGGCGTGCTACCCGGCATTCAGCCTGTCGCCATGGCAGCAGCACCTGTGCCGCCGGCTCCAGGCATTCGTGGAGTCCATCGAGCGCGGGGAAAGCCCGCGCCTGATGGTCCACATCATGCCGCAGGCGGGGAAGACCACGATTGTCAGCCGTGCGTTCATCGCCTGGATCATGGGACGGCATCCCGAGTGGGACGGCATCATGGCGTCCTATGCCAGCAGCCTGAGCCGGAAGAACAGCCGGTGGGTGCGTAATCGCCTGCGGTCGCCAGAACATCAACGCATATTCCCTGGATGTAAGCTGGCCGACGATTCCCAGGCCATCGAAGACATGACCATGACCGATGGGCACCAGCTCATCAGTCGCGGTGTGGGCGGTGGCAGCTCGGGCAATCCGGCCAATTATGTGGTGATCGATGACCCTTTCAGCAATCGTCAGGACGCCAGCTCTCCGGTTGTGCAGGAGAACGTCGAGGATTGGTATGACGGTACGGCAGTCGGCCGCCTCGGGCCAGGTGCCGGGGTGCTCATCATGCATACCCGCTGGGACATCATGGATCTTGCGGGCCGCCTACTGAAGCGGTCGGAAGACGGGAAGGATGATCCGCACATCGACAAATGGGAGGTAATCAGCTACCCGGCCGAGTGGGAACCCGGCGCACCGCGCGAGTTCTACGCCTTCGAGAAGGGCGCCAATGGCGCCGAGACCGGATGGCTGATCAGCCGCTTCCGCCCCGTGGATTTGAAGCGCAAAAAGGCCAACCTCCCGCCGCGTGACTGGCTGTCCCTGTTCCAGCAGAAGCCGGTGCAGGAGGGCGGGAATATCATTAAGACCAGCTGGATAATCGAGGAGCCATGGCCCGAAGGCTGGCGCCCCATCGTCTGGCAAGCATGGGATCTCGCCGGCACGAAGCAGGACGCGCACGACGGTGGATGCTACTCGGTCGGCGTGGCCATCGCCCAGGACTGGATGCGCCGCTGGTGGCTGGTGGACGTGGTACGCGGGAAATGGGATTCCGGCGAATTGTGTGAGCAGATCCTGACCTTCGCCCACAAGTGGAAGGCCAACGCCGTGTGGGGCGAGGACCCGGTTGCGCTCTACCTGGTGCCGTTCCTGCGGGATCGGATGCGGGACAGCGGGAAGCACGCGCACTTCTCCCGCGTCAGCGTCCAGGGACGGGGCGACAAGGTGGCCAGGGCGCAGGCCAGCCTGGTGCCGGTGATGAGCAACGGCTCATTCTACGTCCCCAAGGGCGCCGCTTGGCTCAATGACCTCAAGGTCGAGCTGGGCCAATTTCCCCAGGGCTACAAGGACCAGGTGGACGCGCTGTCGCTGGCCTTTGCCGAGGCCATGCCGCGCGCCGTGGCCAGCCCGCCACCGCCCATTCATAAACCCAAAGACCCGACCGCCATCCGGTGGGACGACCTCGGCGGTGATGAGCCGCCAGAACGCAGGAGATCCGCATGGAAACGGTAGCCATCCTATGCCCAGGCCCATCGCTGGCCAATCTGACGGCGGAGGCCCTGGGCCATCCATCCCTGATCATCGCCGTCAATTTCGCCATGGACCACCCGTTGGCGAAGTGGTGCGACTACTGGTGCGCGCATGACCTGTGGGCGCCTCCACTGAAGCTGCCGCGTCAGGCGCCCGAAATCGGCATGGTGACGTGCCGCGCCGCCATCGCTGAGGGTCAGGCGGACCATGTGCCCTACCCGCTGTTTGATTTTCGGAAATCGCGCTTTGCCGAGCCGGTGCGGATTTCCACGTCGGCCGCCATCTATTGGGCGGCTGAGTTCCTGGCCACCGACCCGCACAAGAAATTCGGAACCATCGCGCTGCATGGGTGCGACATGAAGGGAAATTATCATTTCGATGGTTCCCATGATCCGCTCTGGAGCGATCAGGAGTGGGACCTGGCAAAGGCGTGCCTACGCAAGGCAATCGACGCGGTGCCATTCCGCGTCACGGGGGCTCCATGGTGATCACCGCTGCAACTCCACTCCGCGCCGCCGCCATCTGGTGCGTGGAACTACTGCCAGGCCGGCCGGTGGCTGTCACCGCCCTGGCCGCCATCGCCGAGGTGGACATCAGCCGCGCCAGGGCCTACGCGTCCATCCTGATCGCCCGTGGCGCCCTGACCGAGACCGACGCTGGCCTGGTGGCTGGCCCGAAGTGGGATACCTGGAGATCAGAGCCAGGCGGCAGGCCCAAGGTCAGCATGGCGGCGGGAGCAGCGGCAATGGACGACATGCGCCGCGCTATGTCCATCAACGTGCGTGCCTTGGCCGCATCGCGCGGATGGTCACAGCATGAGCTGGCCCGCCAAAGTGGGGCCGATGTTCGGTCCATCGGGCGCCTGTTCACCCGCGCTGTACCACTGCCCGCGGCGGCCTGTGTCCTGGTGGCCCGGGCGCTGGCCACAACAGTCGAACAACTCCTGTCACCCCCTGCTTCCTTCCGGCATTAGGCCCGGCTGCCATTGGTGGGGCTAACCAACCGGCCACCCCCACAGGAGCCACTGCCATGCCTTCCGAAATCGTCGCCGTCGTGGAGGCCGTCAGCACCGCCTCCGCCACCTCCAAGCCCGTCCTCGTCGGCCGCGCCAATGCGCGCCTGCTGGGGCCTATCGAAGTCGAGATCGAGCGTTCCGCCGCAACCGGCGGCGGCACGGTCTACGGCGCCAACCTCCCCAGCTTCGCCGCTGGCGACACCAAGTATTGCCGCATGGTCGGCAGCGACGGCGCCACCGGTCGCACGGTGTTCACGACCACCATCACCTACGCCGCGTTCAGCAACTACAACCTGATCGTGCTGGTCAACGGCGCGGTCGTGGAGCAGGGCTCCGGCGCCGGCAAGTGGGACGTGGCCGACAGCTCCGGCGTCGCCGCCGTGACCTTCGGCACCGCCCTGGCCGTTGGTGATGTGGTGGAGTTCCATGCGGTCACCCCCGCGACGGTCTACACCCACACCGCCGTGCAGTTCAAGCAGATCCTGAAGCAGGGCTATGAGGTGATGTGGTACGCTGCCGACGCGACCACGTCCCCGGCCGTCACCAACGTCTATGTGAATGCGGTCAGCGAATAACCCATGGACCAACTCGACCAGCCGGCGGCGCCACTTGACGTGGCGCTTCCCGGCTCGGCCGAGGCTCCGGCCGAGCTGATAGACCAGTCCGTTGAGGCCGGTGTCGCGGCGACAGAACGTGAAGTGCGCGACACCACGCCCGAGACCCGGGCGCTGGTTGATCATTGGTGGACGGTCACCGCTGAGACTGCCGACTTCTCCGCCGCCGTGGCGCGGATGTTCAAGGACGAGGTGGTCCTGGACGGTGGCGATCCCAAGGACGTGGCCGACGCGAACATCAGCACCGTCCAGCACGTCTACCGCAATGGCATCCAGACCCTGGCCCTGATGTCGCCGGGGACCGCTGGCGTGCGCTGGAAGGCCCGCGAGTTGGCCGAGCCCATCCCGGGCATGGCTGAGCCGATGGAGCAGCAGCAGGAGCGGCGCAAGGCCCAGGGCATGGCCAACGTCTGCACCACCCTGTTCCGCCGCTTCGCCGAGGCGTCCGATTTCGATGAGCGCGGCGAGGCATGGATACAGGATTCCATCCATTTCCGTGCCGGTCTGGTCAAGGTCTGGTGGCAGCGCGAGCTGGCGACCGATCCCATCAGCCGCGACCGCCTGGCCGACCAACAGGACCAGATTGCCCTCCTGCGGACGCTGATCGAGCAGTACGATCAGGGCGAGTTCGGCAAGGACGATCCCCCACACCGCCAGATGGCGCAGCTCATGGCCAGCCTGGGCGTCAGTGAAGCCGACGTGCGCCGTGGGCTGGTGATCGAGACCGTTCCGCTCACGCAATATCGCATCGATCCCAGTGTGACCGGTCCCGAGCACAAGCGGCAGGCCCGTTGGGAGCGCCACGACATCCTGATGCAGCGGGACGACATCCTGTCCAAGTGGGACCACATCAGCTACGACGACTTGCAGCGGTGCTCCGTCATCGCCATTGATGAACAAGGCCGCTGGCTCAAGCGGGACATGCAGGAGCGCACGCAGCGCACGGGAATGTCCGGCGACCTCAAGTTGCACGACCGCACGCCCGGTTCCATTTCCGGTGAGGATTGGCTGCTGGTGGCGGAGATCTACGACTACCAGACCAACACCCGACTGGTGCTGGTTGAGGGACTGGACTTCCCCGCCGTCGAGGAGCCCTTGCAGGGCGGAAGCCCGTTCATGGTCATGGTGCTCAACCGCCGGGCACGGTCATTCTACGGCTACTCCGACACCGAGATGCAGGCCAAGCTCCAGGACGCCCGCAATCGCATGCGGACCCAGGAGGAGGATGCCCGGGAATCGGCGCAGCCTCGCTGGGCGTACAATCCGGCCGTCATCAACGACCCCAAGACCATCAACGCCATCCAGAACGCCAAGCCGCGCGAAATGATCCCGGTGCCGGTGCCGTCTGGCGACGACCTGTCCAAGAACATCCTTCCGCTCGCCGGCAACCATGAGTTCCGCATGGAGCAGTTCGATGACAGCAAGCTGTCCATCGAGCAGGACAAGATGGCGATGATGCCCGAGGCGGTGCTCGGCGTGAGCGGCAAGGCCAAGTTCGCGGCCGAAATCGAGGCAGGCACGGCCGGCGGCGCTGCCCTGGCCCGCTACCGCCAAAAGCGCATCGGGCGGTCCTACAAGGCGCTATGTGACCGGGCCATGCAGCTCATCCTGGCCAACTGTCCGCAGGAATTGGCGGTGCGCTATGCCGGCGTCATGGCCCTGGAGTTCTTCCCGCAGTCGCCCATTGATCGCAATGAGCTGTACGACGGCCTGACCATCGAGGTGGACGTCGCCCTGGATCAGAACCTGGACGCCAGCGAGCGCACCCGGCTGCTGGTGCAGTGGGCCGAGATCATGCAGAAGATGGGCGTCCGCTTCGATGCGGAGACCAGCGGCAAGATGCTGGGCAGCCTCCTCGGCATGGGCGACGAGGCCAAGGGCATGATCATCAGCGACCCGAACGACCTGATTGCGCGCCTCTCGCAGGCCATGCAGCAGGGCAAGGTGCCGCTGGTTCCAGAGGCCATCGCGGCGCTCCAGCAGATCATGGCCGGCGCTCAACAGCAGCTCCAGCAGATGATCATGCAGCAGGCCCAGCAGCAGATGGCCGCACCCGCCCAAAATCCACAGCAGCAGCCGCCTCTGGTGGCATAGGACGCAACCATGGCACGACGCGAATACTCGACCCTCAATCCTACCGTCGTCACGCGCAGCGCCGGGGACGTGGTGTTGTACCAATGGACCGGGATGCTGAATGGCGACTATGGTGCCGCCATCCAGGTGCCGGCCCTGGCCGACCGTAGCGTCCAGATTCTCGGAACGCTTGGGACTGGCGGAAGCGTCCGTATCCACGGATCGAACAAGCCGGCCCCCGTAGAGACGACCGACACCGATTGGGCCGTCCTCACCGATCCGCAGGGCAACGACCTCAATATTGCGTCGCTCAAGGCCGAGTCCATCACCGAGCCGATGTTGTGGATCCGCCCCAAGGTCACGGCCGGCGACGGCACGACCAACCTGACCATCATCATCCTTTTCCGTAAGTGAGGCAGCCATGACCATCCCCATCAGCAAGCAGGCCCGTTCCATCCTCACCGGTCTGGTGGAGACCTTCGACGCCATTGACCGCGTCAATGGCCTGGAGCAGGTGGAAAGCGACCTGCGGGCCAAGATCGAGCGGGCCAAGATCGAGGCCGAGTCCATCAGCAAACAGTCGCACCAGGAGTTGGACAGCGCCAAGGCCGCCCGCGCGGAAGCCGAGCAGATCAAGGCCGATGGCAACAAGGCGGCGCGGGATGCGATGATCGCGGCGCAGAAGGATGCGGCGGCAAAGATAGCGGACATGCAGGCCGAGGCCGACAAGCGCCTGGCAGATGCCGTGGCACTGCGCGCTGCGGCGCTGGCGGGCCTGGAAGCCGTGAACAAGGAGATTGCTAAGGCCGGCAACACTTTGTCGGCCACGCAAAACCTTGTCAAATCCGAGACGGAAACGCTTGCCAAGATCCAGGATGCCATTGCGGCCATTACCAAGCGCGCGCAGGGCTAGGGAGGAACTTTACCGAAGCGGGATCCGCATGGCCATCCAGATCAATCCGCGAGGGCATCACCATGAGCATACAAGCTGCGGGGCATAAATGGCCATAACACTCACGGGCGCGAAGTACGCGGCGGCTACACTGTCCACATCCGTGTATGTGGAGATGCCATGAGCTTTTCTCTAGCATCTAACGTCATCACGCAAACAGGAACGGACGCGGATCTGTCCGGCCTTTCCGCAATCTCTGGTGTCGTGACGCAGACCATCACGGCGTACTATACGCGGAAGGTCTACATCATTCCGTCCGGTGTGCGGCTGGTTGTGAACGGCACGCTATCGCACGATCCAAAATACGAAGACTTGCACTTTGTCGGCGGCGATTTCAATATGATCACCGTCGCAGGGACCTACAATTACGGTGTCTCGACTGAATACACCGGATGCGGTCTACATTTTCCGTTTAGAACAAACCAGCATTGGAACCAACACGGCGTCGATATTTCAAGCGGCGGAACATTCAACTGGCGCGGCGGATTGATTCTTGGCGCAAATACTGCCGTGTATGCAAACAGCGGCGGAATCCTCAATGTGGACGGAGGCCAGGTATGGGGCGCAATCGGAGCACGGTATGGTGGGCAGAATATCTACGGATGGATCGGCGGCTATTCGCTCAACGTGACGAACAACAATACCGGTGTTGGAATCCGTTTGATGGGTGCCGTGTCGCTTGATATGGGTGACAATATCGAAGTGAATCGCATACGATTCGAGAAGGGGGCGCAGATTTCCGCCATTGGATCTCTTACTTCCTGGGTGCGGTATAAGGATTGTGAGACGGACGACCCAACCGCCATACTGGTAAAAACATATGACCGTAAAAATCTGTTTGTGAATTGGAAGAATGGAACAAATGTCCGCGCGTCGAAGGTCGGTGCTGGCAATGGCTCATGCCAAATGGAATTTTATCGTAATTTCCAGCCGTTTGCGAAAACGCCAGCGGGTTCAGCAATCCAAGATGCGGTATTTTACATCAAGGACGTGAACAACGGAAGCCGCCAGACGTTCACATTGCAGGAGCTAGGAACCGCTTCAAATCAGGACTATGTCTACGTCGCGAAGACAGCAGCATCCGGCGCTCCATCTTCAGCGATCAAGCTCTACCTTGGAAGCGTGAAGTGCACCACAGATATAAGTGACACCTACGACAGCGGAAACGGTCGCTATGACCGCCGTTTCAGCGACACCGCAGGAAGTTATACCAACACCGACACCGGTACGGTTTACTGTTGGTCTTATGGCCATCTTGCGGACACATTCCAACAGGCATTCAGTGATGGAACGGTAGGCACGCTGGCACCTACTCGCCCGCTCGTTGCAGACCCAAACGTTTCACTTTCAGCGGTCAACGCTGTTTCCATTCTTGCGTCGAATTTCTCCGTTTCGCTCACAGGCGTTGGCACGGTCACTGTTACCGCGACATCAACCGCGAGCGATTTGTATGACGCGTTGAAGGCGTACAAGACGCGAGACGTACAGGCTCAACTAGAGTTCCCGGCAATAAACACGCAGCCCGTGACCGGAAGTGGCACCGTGCTCACAACTGCGATGAACATCACAATTAACAGCGGGCAGGCGCTGAACGCATCGGCGAAGTTCGATACGTTGACTAGCTCGGCAACAGTAACCGGGGCACTTACTACTGGCGGAGCGTACACATACGTCAACGGCTCGATGCAGCTTCCGTCAACTACGCCTGTTTTGACTGGCGGGACAATCAATATCGGCGCGGCCGGGACCTACGGATTCTGCGGCAACGCGACCATCGTCAGCATGACCCCGACCGCGCCGGGGACGTATATCATCAACGGCGCAAATTGCGTAGACCTTGATCTGCGGAACACAAGCGGCACACATGCAATCACTGTGCAACTTCCTGCGGGTGCTACCTACACGACAGCGAATAATACCGGCGCAGCCATAACCGTTACATTCCCAGTCATCTCCAACACCGCGACGATTTCCGGGTACACCGCGCAGAGCCACATCATTGTGCACAACGTCACCAAGGGAACATTCCCGCTTGATGCGAAGGTGGCAACGACTCCATGGTCATTGAGCTACAATGAGGGCGATACATTCGAGGATGGGGACATCATTGACGTCTACCACGTCTTTGTTGCTGCGGATGGAACAAGCGCCACCAAGAAGACCCGCACGCGCACCACGGCAACGTCCGTAGGATGGTCGGTGACGATCACCGAGGAGACGTGTCCGGTCTACGCCGCATATTATGCGACCTACAGTGTGACCGGAGCGACTGTTTACGCCTCTGGCGACTTCGTGCGCGATGGTGCCAACCAGCAGATTGACCTCGACGACGGTGACGACTCCTGGTACGGCCACCGCATGTTTTTATTCGATAAGTACGACATCTGGCATAATACCGGCAATCAAGCGTGGTTCATGAAAATGACCGCCACGGACGCGGCAAACATCGATCTAGGCGACGGCGCAGAGATCGACAACCTGAACGCAAACACGGCCAAGCAGCAAGACGCCATTAACATCACGGCCGACGGTGGAGCAACGATAGGTCCCGTGCAGAACCCAACCACGGGCGGCGGTGGCGTTACTCTGTTCAGCGGGGGAAAGGTGCTGCTGGCTTCAACCGGAGGAATATCTCCCAGCGAAGCACAGATCAAGGCATGGATTAGAGAAGAATTGGCATCAGAGCTTTCAGACATCGTCGCAATAGACGGCCGACTGCCCTCCGATCCTGCCGACAATTCACAGGTCCTTGATGCAATCGCAGGGATCAGCGCAGGAAGCGGTGCCTCACTGGCCGAGATCGAGGCGTCTACCGTGCTCGCCAAGGAGGCGACGTCCGCCGCCATCAAAGCCAAGACCGACTCGCTGGCATTCACGGGCGACAACGTCCATGCCGAAGCCAAGGTGATCGCGGCGAACGCTGTAAACGCAACGGCCATCGCATCCGGAGCGATCACCAACGCCAAGTTTGCGGCCGGGGCAATTGACGCCGCAGCGATAGCGGACAACGCGATTGATGCCGGGGCCATAGCTGCCAACGCAATCACCAGCGCGAAAATCGCAGCCGGGGCCATCACCGCGACGCAGGCGCCAAACATGGACGTGGCCACCAGCACGCGCCTTGCCGCCGCCGGGTACACCGCGCCCGACAACGCCTCCGTCGCTGCGATCAAGGTCCGCACCGATGCCATGCGGACGTACGCGGACGTCAGCAGCAATGGCGAAACCTACGGCAAGCAGCACCGCGACATCCTGGCGGCGCAGACCGGGGTCACATTGGGCGGCGGAACCGGTACGGAAACCTTCATGGAGCCGGACGGCATCACGCCGCGCGTGGTGAGCAACAATGACGGCACCAACCGCACGTCCGTATCCAGGCCGGGCGCCTGATGCTCACCTTCCGCCATACGTCGCTGGTCCACTTCCGGTTCCGGCACTTCGCGTTTGCGGGGGGCGGGGGCGGCGGCGATTCATCCGAGTGGATAATCCGGTGCCGCCGCCGGGGCCGCCGTTAGCCGTCGCGCCCTGCTTCCTTCGCAACCAAGAACCTCGGCGCCAATGTCCGGCCGAGGACCTCTATGGCGGACGCCGCTGAAGAAGACCAGATCCAGCCCAGCCAAGATGCCGCCGACCATGGCGCACAGGATGGGCAACAGCCGCCAGGCGACACCGCCGAAGCGCGGCCGACCGACGAGGGCCAAGCGCCCGAGCAGGCCGGTGACGACTCCGACCAGACGAGTGACCCGTTGGTGCTCGCCCAGATGGAGCCCGAGACGCGCGCCGACGAGCCTCCGGCCAAGAAGCCGGCAACGCCCGTAGCGCCCAAACCGTCATCCCCGATTCAGAAGCCCCCTGCTGCGGCCATCAAGCCCAGCAAGGACGACACGCCAAAGGCGCCAGCCGACCAGGCCAAGCCAGCGGCACCCACGCAGGACGATCCCGAGCTGGCGGAAGCCCTCGCCGACCTGCCGCCCGAAGATTGGGGCAGCATTTCCCACAAGGGGAAATCCCAATATCTGGCGCAACGGAAGCTGATCCGGTCTCAAAGTGAGGCTGTCCGCGCTGAGCGGAAGGCCCGCGAAGAAGCCGAGGGACGCTATCAGGAGGTGGACAAGTTCGTCCGTGATCAGGGGCTCGGCAACGAAGAGTACGTCAACACGGTCGCCGTATCAGGCATGGTCAAGCGCGGAGACGCGCGAGCCATCCCGATCCTGGAAGCGACCATCCAGGGCCTGCGCAAGGCGGCTGGACTTCCGGAGCCACAGGCGCAAGCCGCGCCGGCCCGGTTGGATGATGACCTCGCTGCCATTCTGAGAGAGGCGGAGGAGTTCGGGATCGACACTTCCAAGGTGCGCTCCCGGTTCCAGGCCCCAGCGGCACAACCGCCGCCGGCACCCGCCCAGGCTGCGCCGCAGCAGCGGCAGCAGCAGGCCCCGCCTGCTGCCAGGAACGTAGCCGCCGAGGATGATGAGAACGACAAGATCGTTGCCTATCTCCAGCGGAGAGGCGTCGCTGATCCTGTTGCGCGCGTTGCGGAGCTTATCACCGCCAATCCAGACCTTGCCAAACGGCAGTTGGGCGAGCGGTACGAGGCGATCATTGAGGCCCATTCGGCAGTTGTAGTCCCCCAGCAGGTGCGGCGACCGACCACGACGCAGACCCTTTCCGGGCGCGGTGGTCCGGGGCGACCGGCTGGCCAGACCGGCAACGCCGATCCGCTCAAGCACGCCATCCGGCGCTGAGCTGATCCCATCCCATCGAGTACACCATGGCTTCCGACCGCAGCACCATCACGACCGCCGAAGTTGACGCAATGTTGACCGCCACCAGCAGCTCCCGCCTGCTGAACGGCAAAAACAAGGTGATCAATCTCGGCAACGTCAACACCCCCACCATCAACATGCTCCGCTCTCAGGGCGGCGCCAAGTCCACGCCCGTCCGTGGCGCGTACAAGTGCCACCTGGCCAGCCCGCGCGGCAAGAAGCTCCAGGGCACCAGTGGCCGCGACATCCACCGCTTCGATAGCGTGGATACCCTGTTCGACATCGAGTTCTCGGTCGGCCGCGTCCACCTCGGTGACGAGTGGGTGCACCAGCAGCTCTCCGAGGCCGGCGTCGAGATCGACCGCGTTACCCAGGAAGCGCCCATCGACGTGACCAAGGGCGGCTGGTGGACCAAGGGCTCCGACTCGTTTGAAGTGCTGGTCAACCTCGCCCAGCAGAAGCTGGACGCCCTGGACCTCAACTACACCCAGGAACTCAACAAGGATTTCTGGCGTTCGAACACCAGCGATGCCAAGAAGTGGTCCGGCGTGGACTCGGCCCTGCCCTCGACCAGCAACACCAGCGGCAGCATCGGCAACCGGTCGCGCACCAACAAGCTGCTGCGCCACCAGCTCGCCACCGCCACCGCCCATCTGGACCTGGAATCGGTGCTGAACAACCAGCGCCGCGCCTGCAACAAGCGCACCCAGGATGGCACCAAGGCCAATATGATGGTCTGCGGCGAGACGGTCTATCAGGTGATCGTGGAACGCATGTTCTCGGGCTCGACGGCCATCACCAGCCCGCGCATCACCCGCAACATCGACAACGCTCGCGCGGACGCCCAGGCCATGAGCCAGAAGCTCGGCATCGGCTTCCCCGACGACGCGATCTACATGGCCGGCGTGGGCCTGATCATGATCGAACCGGTGTTTGAGGACCTGGACGCCGAAGACGCGCCCACGCCCGTCTGGCAGAAGCGTTGGTATATGATCAACACCGACCACTTGGCGTTTAAGGCGACCAAGAACCGGGACGGCCACAAGCGCGTCCACGCCACGCCCTACAACCAGGACGTGACCCGCATCAGCGCCTACGGCGAATATGCCCTGGTGCTCGACAAGATCGATTGCCACGGCTGCGGGTACATCGCCTAGCCTGACGCATGGATGACCGCGAACCCTCCCGGTGTGGTGCCGGGGGGGATTCGTCGGCAAGAGGACTCCTCCATGACCCGTCCGTACCATCGCAAGAACGCCGACCCGGCACCCACCCCCACCTTTGCCGCTCCAGCTCCCGCCAGGGGCGCGGAATCTGGACCCCGTGTGATCGCCCGCCAGGTGTGCGTGCACATCGAGAGCACCGCCAAGCGTGGCGGCCTGGACGTGGTAGCCCTGCACCGGATCCCGCTTCTGCGCCGCAAGCTGTCCGTGGACGGCGAGGTGCGGCTGATTGGCGAATGGCCCGACAACACCGACCGCCGCCGCAGCCTGGACGCCCTGGGCATGCAAGAGGAATACCGCCGCATGCAGGAGCTGTTCGTCTATGAGACGGGCAACCCCGAGGATGGCCGGCGCGGCGACATGGTGGACCTCGTTACCGACTTCTATGGCGCCCCGACCTCAGGCCGCCTGGTGGCCGTGATGCGCAAGCTGGACGCCGCCTGGACGGCCCTGGAGCAGCAGCTTGCCAAGACTGGCGAGAAGTTCCCGACGCCCCAGCAGATGGAGGAGATCGTGGCCCTGGCATCGCCCGAGCACGATTTCGAGGACGGCATCCCCTACGACCCGGCCGCAATCAACGCCTGACCCCTGCCATTTCAAGCGGAGGCGACACGCCACCCGATCCCTGAGAGGAACCCGTGGAACAGTTCGCCAGTCGCCTGGAAATTCGCCGCCGCATCCTGGCCCGCATGGGCAAGACCACCAATGGTTCCCAGGCGGCGCAGACGACCGAGCAATACAACGAGGTGATCCGCGCGGCGGCCGAGGCCGTTTACATGCGCTGCCCGTGGGCGCAGTCGCAGCGCGAGGCGACGGAATCGGTCGGCATAGATCAACGCTTCGTCAACTACCCCGAAAACTCAGGGCCCGGCAACATCATCGCCATCGGCGTGTGGATGGCCGATGAGCAGCGTTACCGTCCCCTGCGGCGCGGGCGCATACCGGTCGAGCTGGACGACGAGCCCCTGGTTGAGGAAGGCGGCGACGTGGCCGCCGAGCACCGCGCCACGCCCAGCCTCTACGAGGTGAAGGCGCAGATCGAGGTATGGCCGCGCCCCGATCAGGAATACCGGTTGAAAATAGACTACACGGTGCACCCCGACCTGGACGCGGACGCGGACGTTTCGGTGGTCGATGCAGAATGCATTGTCCTGTGGGCGATGGCCGACCTGTTCGAGTTCGAAGGGGACCAAGGCCTTGCCACCATCCAGCGCAACAAGTTCCAGGATCGCATCAACCTGCTGATCGCCAATCAGCACCCGCTCCAGACCATCCGCCGTGGGCGCCATAGCCTGACCGTGCGGAGTGATGAATACGTGCCGACCTCCGGCACCTGGCCCAGCGTGATGGTGCCCTGATCATGCCTGCCCGCCAGACATGGAGCCTGGACGAATTCCACGGGGGCATTGACCTCCGGGATGGGCAGTTCTCGGCCAACCAGACCCGTTTCCGCGAGCTGGAAAACCTGTGGATCGACAAGGGCAAGAAGCTGCGCCGGCGCATGCCATGCCTGAAGACGGACGGAGAACTGGACGCGGCATGCCAGGGCCTGATCAGCATCGACGGGCAGTTCTACACCTTCGCCAAAGATGGCGAGGGAGCCACGCACACGGGCGCCCTGGCCGGCCTGGTCGAGACGCTGCACTTCACCCTGCCTGACTATTGCGACCCCAGCGACTGGACCCTGCTGACGGCCGGCGTGTTCAATGGCCACGCTGCGGCCTGGATCCTGCATGGATACCAGAGCACCGCATATCCAGCCATCGCCATGCTGCATGTGTGGGATGGCCTGCTGTACGCCCCGACCTACGTACAAGATCCCTACCTTCCCGGCTCATTCTCGCCCAGCATCGCCGACCTGACGGACCAGCGGTATGATGCCACCTTCCGGCCGGTGCTCGGCCAGGGCGCAACCAAACTATGGACCGGGACCCTGCGCGGGAATGCAAATTGCAGCCGCACGGCGGATGCCCGCATCTGGAACCAGCGCACCAAGGACAGCCTGTTGGAGGACGGGGAATACTGGTGCTACATCGTGCCGGAGGGATCCGGCGTGCTGCGGTCGTTCGTTGTTCCGCGCAATGCCGCATGGGTGCGCCTGGATTGGCCCACCTCAAAAACCTGGGCTTATTACGTCCTGGAATATAACAACAACGGCGAATGGATCCCGATGGAGGAAATCCCAAGGGATGAGCTTGGGTTAACACCGACCGCCCCCTTCACCTGGCAGCCGTCGCCCGTTGCCAGCCGCTTTGCCGGCGGATGGGACGAGACGCGCATTTCGGTCGTGTGGGGCCGCGCATCGGCCGGTCTGATCCGCCTTCGTCTGGTGGCCGGCGCAACGTCGGTGACAGTTCCAACGCATCCGACCGTGGAATATGTGGCCGGAACCGGATCCGCATGGAAGCTGCGCATAGGGCCCACCAAATACCAGCACCGTGGACAGGATGCGGTCGAGGTTGATGGATACGAAACGGCAGACCTTGAAGACGGAAAAACATACCTTTTATCTGTTACGGCAAACGAGGCAGACCATCCGTCCCTGCTGGAGATCGTGTCAGCGTACCAGCCAAACGGCTGGGAAAATGAGCACAGAAAGTGGATAAAGCAGATTGTGACATTTGCCGCAGGTGTCGGCACAACCGTCCTGGAAACCGCGTGGACACCAAACGCATACGCGCGTTACATAGGCGGCAAGACAGAGGTTAAGGTTGATGCTTTAATCTACGGATATGCACTTGTCGGGACCACCATAGTCGTATCGTCGGTGAAATACATAGTTTCCGAGGTGAACGGCAGCATTCTGACGGTCACAAACATTTCCGGCGCGGACGGTGACTACACCGCAAACCTCAACGCGCTGAAGACTGTCGATAGGACCAATGAGCCGGTCATTACCGATTTCACTTATGCCTTCGACGCCGACACCGAAAGCGCATGGTACACGGACCGGGTGCTGGAATATGTCGATCAGGCCGGCGCCGAGGACGCGCTATCCATCGCCACGTCCAGCCATGACAATACCGGCGGCATAATCACATCCATTTCCTCCGTGCGCCAGCGCATGCTGATCACCTACAGCGGATCCATGCAGCTTTGGGCCATCGACCAGGACACCAACCGGACGCAGCATCTGGACACGTTGTCATTCGGGACCGGCGACCAGGTAGCCCCGCAGCCGGTTTCCTGGTACGGATCTCTGGCCCTGCCGGTGGTCAATGGCATACGCGCCATCAGCGTGGTCGGCGCCAATACCGACAACCTCCAGGACCTCAACATTGGCGAGCCCATCGAGCCCATGCCGGCCCTGGCGGTGAGCGCGGCCGGCTTCTGGCCCTGGTATGGCCAACTGGTGTTCGCTGGGACCACCGAGGACGGAGCAGAGCTGCGCGTCCTGGACTACTCGCGGGAGTCCAAGATCACGGCCTGGAGCCGGTGGACGGTGGACGGCATCACCAGCATCGACGCGGAGACGCTGATCCCGCTCGTATCGGACCTGTGGTTCCGGTCGGGCCGGTCGCTCTACCGCTTCGACGCCAAGGCCACGCTGTTCCGCGACTTCGGCGACACCGAGGGCGACGCCTACGAATCGTCGGCCTATTTCCATTTCAACGACATGGGCAAGCCCGGTAACGGGAAGCGCATCGTTGGCATGGACATCGTGCAGGATGGCACCTCCAGCATCCAGTTCCGCCTGCCGCCCTACGGCGCCGACTTTGCCGGAGAGGATCCAGGCCCCGACGTGGTCGGCCCGCAGATCGACGGCATCACCTACGGCCTTTCCCGCATCCCGCTGTCACTGACCGCCACCGCCGTAGCCCCGCGCCTGTCCACCCAGGACGAGACCGGTTGGAGACTCCAGCGGCTGTCACTCGACTTCCTCCTGCTGAGACGGTGAACCAATGACCAGCATCGCACACATTGAGCAGGATCAGAATTTCCAGGGCGATTCACCATCGGCGCGCGACCGCATCCACGCGGCTGAGGTGGATAGCCAGTTCCAGGCATTCAAGCAGAGGTTTAATGACCTGCTGGACGCAACGGCAGTCACCATCCGCGATGACAACACGCTGATGGATGGGATCGTCCGCTCGCGCAATCTGCATTCCGAGGTGGTGGCGCTGATCGCCAGCAAGGCCGGATGGCAGCCCAAGGCCGACGTGATCACCGCCAGCACCGGCAGCAACATCACGCTGTCAGCCCCTGGCGCGACCATCGGCGGCAAGTCGATGTCGTCCGGCAATAGGTTCCTGGCCAAGGACCAGACGGCGGCGGCTGAAAACGGAATCTACACCTGGAACGGGGCGTCTGCGGCTGCAACCCGAGTAACCGATGCCGACAGCGCGGACGAGCTTGGTTATGCCTTCGTCACCGTTTCAGTAGCCGGCGCCGCCACGCTGGCCGGAACGTCGTGGGTCTGCAATCAGGCTGCCGACGCGATCACGCTGGGATCAACGGCCATCACCTTCGGGCAGGCCGGAGGTGGCGCCGCGAACGTCCAGAACGCGCAGATGGCCGACATGGCCCAAGCGACGATCAAGGGAAGGGCGAGTGGCGCGGGGACTGGAAAGCCTGTTGATCTTACTGCGGCGCAGTCGCGTGTGATTGTTGGTATTAGCGACGCGATGCTGCCGGTTACGAGCGCAGCGACGCTTGCGGCTGGACTGGCGGCGTTTGGTTCGTTTGACGATGCGATGGTAACTCCTAGCGGATCTACGCAGGCGTCCACTCTGGCCACTATTTTCGGTCGGTACAAAACTGTTAAGGATTTCGGAGCGGTAGGAGACGGTGTCGAAGATGACACTGCCTCGCTTATGGAGTATCGTGACTATATCGAAGCGAACTCTATCGGCGTTGCTATCTACCCGCCCGGCATCTACTTGGTAAACACCGCTAACACATCTGGTGTAGGATACTCAGCAAGCACGCACAAACTCGCTATCTTTGGGTATGGGGCGGTTATCAAGAAGGCAACAACGACAGCCCAGCATACGATGTTCTACTATCGTAAGGACATGGCCATATATGGCCTTACGCTGGAAGGATACGCAACGGGGTCCGGGTATGCCACAGCAAACCCGCCGTGGTCTTTTGGCTTCCGATCGGCAGTTGGATCCGACCGGGTTACTTTTACCGACTGCGTTGCTCACGGCCTTGGATACGATGGGTGGTATCACGATCCAGGCGCGGCGGGAGGTCTGGTTACGCTGGTGAATTGTTCCGGCTATGACTGCATGAGAAACGATGCATCAATAATCTCCGGGTCGGTGATTGAGATTGGCGGAAAATGGGGATTCGATTCATCGGCACTGACGAAGGTTGGAGCGGTTGACGTTGAACCTGACGCACTTACCACCGTCACAAGCGCGTCATTTACAGGATCAAAGTTTGGCCACAAACTAAACTTCATCGGGCAGAATGGTCCGGTGAATGTCGCTCGCGTAAAAGATTTGATTTTCGATGGATCAGTTTACAGCGCAACATGCGGCCTTGATTGGCAGGTTCTCGTTGACGGTATCTATGGCGTAGATTCATGCTCTTACATCAACGGCGCAGCGTTGAGCAGAGGTGGCGTGAAGAACAACGCACTTGGAACTGGACGGTTTTATACTGAGAAACAGACAGCCAACAAAAATCTGCTAGCCAACGCCTACAATTCCATTACAGGATGGACCGAATCATCTAGTGGATCAGTTACGACAACCCCAAACGTGGACATAGGAGACGCCAAAGGCATACGGATTCAATGCGATGCTGGCGAATATCTCAACTACAAGCAAGTAATTACCGTAGAAGCTGACACCGTATATTCGTTCGGGGCAATGATTAGCTCCACTGTAAGTGACTCCAGCACACATGGAGTGTACGTCTATGTTGATACCAGCAGTTACTTCTTGAAGCCGTATACATTAGGTAGCGGTGCCCAAAAGGTGAGCGGACAGTTTAAGGTCCCCGCCGGAATCACGTCCGTAGACTTCCGATTCGGCTCTCCCGGTTCCGCCTGCGATATGGTGTTCACCGATTTATACCTGATCAAAGGGACAGTTGGTGAGCTACGTGGAGACCGTGTAACTAGAGCCGCTGCCGCTCCTACAACTGGCACATGGGCGGTTGGAGACGTCGTGTGGAATGCCACTCCATCCGCCGCAGGGGCTCCCGGATGGGTTTGTGTTACTGCCGGAACCCCCGGCACGTGGAAAGCCATGGCCAACCTTGCTGCGTAACAAATGACATACACCGACGCCATAAAAGAAGCATACGCAAGCTGCCCGTCATCCGTGGCAGTCATCGAAACCATCAACAAACCATAATCACGAACCAATCATGGCCCTCAAGCTCTCCCCCGAAACAACCGCCCACGTCAAACTTGGCAGCCTCGCTGCCGGCGCCGCGTCGCTGGTCACGGCCACCATTTTCGTGTGGGGCATCAAGACCAACGGCGAGCAGGCGCTGGCCGAGATCCGCGACCTACGCCAGGAGTGGAAGGAAGAAATGGTGCCATGCGTCCGCAAGGTAGATCGCCTGTGGTGGATGCACGACAACGGACAAAGCAATCCGCCGACCGTAACACACAACGCCATCGTGCCAAAAGTGAGCGCGCCATGATCGACATCCGGTGCATGTTTGGATTCCATCGCTGGGATGGGATCATGTCCGACAACGGCACGCGCTGTGCCCGGTGCGGCCGGTTCTACGGCATCGTGGACGGACTGAAATCCGGCGCGCTGATCGGCGTTGCCATCATCGCCATGCTCTGGCTGCTGGCCGGTTGCGCGTGCGGTATTCGCACCACCCCTCCCGGCGGCGGACAGGGAGGCTCCACCCTTTCCGCCGAGCTTGCCCGATTCGGAGCGTACGGTCTATGGATTGGCGGCGCCATCCTGGGGATGGGAGTTCTCTTGCGGATCGGTCGCATCGCCTCCTTTGCCGCCTCCTTCGTCAACCCGATCGCGGGAATGCTCGGCCTTGCCGGCGGCATCGCCTCCGTTGCCACCATTGCCACCGAAGTTGGCGGAACCGCCGCCGCCCTCGGGCTCGCTGCCCTCTGGCTGGCCGACCATCCAAGCCTGGTCCCGTGGGCGGGTGGCATTGCCGCTCTGGCATTTGGTTTCCGCCATCGTCGGAATGTGCGCCGTTGGCTTCGCCTTGGGCCGCCTGCTGGCGCCACGTCCAACAATAAACCAGAATAAGGAGCCATGACATGGGCTTGGATCCAATCAGCGACATTCGGGACTCAGCAAAAGACGTGCTCCCAAGCTGGGAGGATACCGTAGGGTATGCAAAACACGGCATCCTTTATCCCGGGAGAAAGGCCAAGCGGTCGGCTGAAGAAGAAGCCGACGCGCAGGCCAGGGCCCTGCAAGACGCGCAGAACATGCGCAACGCCAATATCGCCAAGCTGCGCGAGTTGTTCGGTATCGGCGACACCGCCGCCGCATCATCGAACGCGCAGACGCTGAACGATGCCATCAAACGCCTGTATGCGACCATGGCCAGCCAGGGCCTACGTCAGGCAGACTCAGGCTTCGCCGACGCCAGCCGCACCAGCCGCCAGAACCTGGCGCGCGTCGGGCAACTCGGGAGCGGGCTGGAGGCCAATGCCAAGTCGGCCACCCTGTCGGATTACCTGCGCGCGCGCCAGAAGGCGATCACCAACGCCGCCGGCCAGCGGGACTCCCTGCGGAACCAGCTCAATAGCCAGCGCATGGGACTGGAGCAGCAGATCGCAACCGGTCAGGTCGCCAATCCGGACTTTCAAAGCATTATCGCAAATCGTGACGCCTCACTATCGGCCGCGCGGAGCAACGTGGTCCCGTCCGCCATCGGCCAAGGGCTCACCGTGGCAGGGAACGCATATTTTACCGGGAAGACGCAGGAAGCACAGGGAAACCAGGGGCTCAACGTTTTCAATTTCAGCAACTCCAATAATCGCGGGAGCATCACATGATTGCACCAATCGGCGCCGCCATGCAGCTCGGAGGCATGGCATTCGACGGATACGGCCAAATGCAGGGCCTGGACGCCATGCGTGGCGTGTGGGAGGCCGCGCGAGAAAGGCAGCGAGCCTACGATCAGGCGATCAACCAGCGCACCCAAGATGCCCTGGCGCAGATCAACCCGCAGAGCGTGACCGGCGCAGAGCAGTCTGCTGACATGCTTGGCCGGATCATGGGTAGCAACAAGAACATCCTGCGGGCGCTGAAGGCAGCCGGCGGCCGGCGCCCCGGAAACGCCGAAGGCAATGCCGTGGCGGCCCAGGCCACCAGCGGCATGCAGGGCCGGTTGATCGACCAGGCGCAGCTTGCTGCCATCCTGCATGGCTTGCGCTCCGGCGGGCAGAATTACGACATGCTGGGACGCCAGCTTGGCCTTGATACCTCCATCATCCGCAGCGACGCCCGGGACGCGGCCTCACTGGTGCCTCTCCAGGAACGCGCGGCGGGAATGGAGGGCCAGTGGGCGCGGCAGCTCGGGAGCCTGTTCAACATGGGCGGGCAAGGCGCGATGATGGCGGGCATGGCCATGCCAGGCGCCGTCGCCACCCCGGGCTCCACGCTCGACGGTGCCAGTTATTCGAGGGCTGGATTCTCTGAAGCGCCCATCAACGGCTGGTCATCCAATCCCATCAACGGTCTCTCCTGAGAGGATTCCCATGCTTCCGTACCGCCCCATGGTCATCGATAACCGTGCGCCCGTGGCGCAGTTCGTGGACGGCAGCCCGCTCACGGACGGCATGGCCAATCTCGCCGCGTCGCTGATGAACGCCGGCCCGGCGGCGGCGCAGATCCGCCAGCAGAAGCAGCGGCAGGACCTGGAAAACCTGTTCCGGGAGCGGCAGATGAGCCGCATGGAGCAGCAGGATGCATTGCAGAAGCTGTGGCATGAGCAGGAAGCGAACAGGCAGAGTACGCTGGATAATCGAAACATGGGGTGGAAGGACGCGGAGACCGGCAGGCTCGGCGCATACACACAGGCGCAGATTGATAATATGGCGGCCGACAATACCCGGCAGAACCTGGGCATGATCGGCACCGGGATGAACAACGCGGCGGCGCGCGGCATCGATATGCTGAAGTTGCTGTTCCATGGCGGCGGGAAGGCTGGAGCGGCCCCCAAGAAGGAGCGCCCGAACGTCCGCAACTTCGGCAGCAAGGACATTCCTGACTGGCAGCAATGGAACGCCGATGATGAGCGATGGGAGCCGGTCGAGCTGCCACAACCGGCCGCTCCTGCGCCCACGTCGCTGCCGTTGTCCGGTGAAGAAAAAGCCAATATGGCACAGGCGCGCGAGTCGATGAACGTGGCGGAAACCGGATACCCGGACCGCGAGTTCAACGTCTACAACCCGGTGGACTGGTTCCGCTCGCCGCCGAAGCCCATCGCCGCCGGCCAGCCTGCCGCGCCAGCTCAGGCCGGCGCGAAACCGAACAAGGGAAGCCGCAGCCTATCGGCGGCGGTGAAAGCCACCGGCAAGGATGCCGACACGGTGCGCGCCGAGCTGACCGCCCTCGGCTACAACGTCACCCCGTAAGGCCAGGACATGCCCACAGCCGACCCATATGCAGCGATGCCGGACACCTCCGATTCCGCTGACCCATACGCCAACCTTCCGGACACATCGGCAGACGCCGACCCGTATGCGGCACTTCCGGACACCACCCTTCCGGACGGTTTCGAGTACGGCCAAAATGGAACCATACTGGAAAACATAGGCGGGACGCGAGGCGGCGACGTTGTTCCGGTCGCGCTGGCAGGCCCATCGAACTGGATGCCGGTATCTGTGCCAAAAAAGGGCAATCTGGCCAACGTGTACCCCAGCCTTGAAGCCCTGCGCAAGGAACTGATGAGCCGAGGAGATCAGGCGCTGGCAGAACAGATCAACCGGCAGGCCTCGGCGAAGCTCCTGCAAGAGCAGGCCGGACCCATGGCCAACGTGGTGGCCGGCGCCGCTGGCAGCATCGACAGCACCCGCCGCGCCCTGGGCATTGGCGAAGCAGGCGAGAGCAACGCCAGCCGAGTTGTGCAGGAAGCCAGCCAGGAACTCAGCCCAGGCATATGGGGCGACATCCAGCGCGGCGCAGGCGGTCTGGCCGCCGACATCCCGCTGATGCTCGCTGGCGGACCGCTGGCGGAGGTGGCTGGCGGACTGCTCCGCGTCCAACAGGGCGGAAAGATCGTGCGCGCGATGGTTCCGACCGCTGCGGCCGTCCAGCCGCTGGCGGCACGCGAGGGCCTGACGACCGCACAGGAACACGGCGCAGCCGCCGGACTTGGAGCATGGGCCATCGAGACTGCCGTTCCCGCTTTATTTGGGAAGACTGGCGCTGAGAAGGCCATCATCGGGAAAATGCCATGGGAGCAGGCTGCACCGGCAATGGTGCCCCGCGTTCGCGCGCTGATGGCCGACAGCGGCATGGAGGCAACCGAGGAGGTCGCCACCGAAGTGGCCCACGCCATCCACGAATGGGCGAGCGGCATGGATCCGCAGGCGCTGGACCCCGCGCGACTCGCCCGCCGCGTGGCCGTTGCCGGCGCCCTGGGCGGAGCTGCCGGCGTTGGATTCAACGCACCGGGCGCCATTGCCGATGCGGCACAGGAGAGAGATGGCCAGCAACGCGCAGTCGCCCTGGACGCCCTGCGCAACCTCGGCGGCGAGGTCGAGGCTCCCGCCACAGCCGACCCCATCCAGGTCGATGAGCGCACCGCCGCCCTGGGCAAGACGCTGGCGCCCATCCTTGGACCCGAAGAAGTCGCCCGCGAGGAAGCCGGCCGAGCCATCGAGGCGAGCGCCGCCAATGATACGGCAATCAGGCGTCAACGGCTGGCCCGCGCCTTGGGCGACGAGGCGGCCGACATCAGCGCCGACCGCAGGGCCGGCATGGAATCGCTGGCCAAGGAGGAGGCGGCGGCCGAGCGCCGCCGGCGCATCGCGGCAATGACCGACGAGGCCGCCGACATCAGCCAGGACCGGCAGGCCGGCATGGCGAAGCTATCGCAGATGGATGCCGAGGCAGAGCGCCAGCGCCAGATCCGGCAGATCGCAGACGACGCCGAAGAATTGAAGCGCGCCAAGGACAGCATGGCTGAAATGGACCTGGAGGCAGAGCGCCAGCGCGAGGTCCGGCGAATCGCGGACGAGCAGCTACGCACCGACACCGGGGAAAGAAGTTTGATCGCCGCCGAAGGTCGCGCCCCCGACGTCGCCGAGACGCCCGAGGACCGCCAGCGGTTCGACGTTCTGGAGCAGATACGCCAGGAGACGGACCGGCGCCATCAGGTGCGGCTTGCCGCCATCGTCGGCCGCCGCAGGGAGGGCCAGATCGGCAAGCCGCAGGCTGGCCAGGAGAAGGCCGCCAGCGAGGCGCAGCGCGCCCGCGAGTACGCCGAGGCAGCCCAGGCGGTGGCCGATGGCCAGCCGCTGCCGTCCTGGTCCGCCCTATCGACCCAGGAGGCCACCGATGCCCAAGAAGCTCCGCAGCCTGGTGCCGTCGTGGCTCCTGGGCCTGTTCCTGTGCCAGGATCCACCCGAGCACCGGCAGCGCCTGCACCACAAGCAGCACCAGTCGCCACGGTTGCCGTGCCGGCGGCACCCACGGCGGATGCCGCCGGGAAGGTGACGCGCCGTGCCCGCGTGGTGCCCATTCCCAACGGCCAGGGATTCCGCGTGGCCATTTCCGATGGCGCGCAGCCCGTGCGCTTCCTGCGCCCCGGCAGCCAGCCCGTGGCAGCCCAGGAGGCGCAGGCCTTCGCCACCGCCGCCGAGGCGGAACAGGCGGCCAGATCGTCCTTGGGCGACCGCTGGGATGTGGGCATGAGCGACCAGGCCCGCCGCACCAGCGAGCAGGCACAGCGCGATGCCGACATGCAGAAGGCACAGCAGGAGGCCGGCGACCAGGCGGTGGCCACCATTGAGTCCCGCGCCCGCGAAATCCTGGCCCGCTCGCCCAATGCCACGCACTACGACCTGATGCGCGAAATGTCGGATTTCGGCTTCCGCGTGGACAAGTCCCAGGCGCTACCGCCCGGGGCTGATGATCGCGGCTTGCGCCTGCGGCAGGCCTTGGCCCAGCGCGGCGAAGATCTGCGCGGGATGTTCGACCGGATCAAGGCTGGAATAATTTCGCGGAATAATCCAGTGGCGAAAAT